AGCTTGATCCTGCCCCTTTTGATCATTCATCTCCAACAACTCTTCAGGCTCGATGTTTCCATGCACCCATGCCTCGAAATCCTCGGGCGTTTTCATTGCATGGAAGTACCACCAATCCGGTTTGTGATCCATAATCTTGCGCAAGAGGTAAATCCCATAGGGCCCGTGTTCAAAGATATACTTATCCGCGTGAATCATCACAGGTTGTCCCGCTTTTGCCTTTGAAAATACTCTCTCTTTCAACTTGAATTGAGTCTTCATAGTGAGAGTAAGAGCGAAGTCAGGATCTGAGCGATTTAAGCTCTGTTTCTTCATCTTTTCGGTCCGGTCAGCGCGTCGCTCTTGAAAGGCTATCTGTGACCGCTCATAGAAACCTTCGTCCCATGGAACTGGCACCTCCCAACCCAAATAGCGGCGAAATGCCTCCCAACACATGTCTCCAAAGGGGCGCTGGTCGATGTAATTCTGCCGGTTCTCATCAACCGTTGCAAAGGAGATCCTTTGTTTCACTGCTGCAGAGAAGGTGGCCTCGTCTTTCGCCTTTTGGTCAAGACCCCAATTCATTATCACAGGATTGAACTGTAACTTGGCCTCGGTGGTCGGATCAGACAACACCTTACGCAAACCAGCTCTTCTGGGCAACCCGGTGGCTGTGACGAGACCGCGCATGATTTCGACGGCATCTCGCCTCCGCTGTGGCGTGTCAGGCAACTGCTGGGAGTATTCCTTCATAAACAGTTCAGCCGAAAACCTTTCCTCAACCATGGAGTTATGAAACTCAGTGAACTCATCACGGCTGGCCTCAGCCAACGCCGTGGTGATACGATACTCCCGGGCGATGTACTCATCCAAAGGAGGCTCGTCAGGTTCGACTTCTTCATGGTCCATTATGAAAGGCAGGAAATCAGGGGAATCTTTGTAGACGTCGTCGTCCAAATGCAACCTTGACCCGGCTCGTCTTTCGTCAGGGTCGACGTAATTATTGATCAGGTCAGCAGGATAAAAGCCCTTCACAAACTCCCAGTTCGTAAGCTTCTTCGGAGGCCCCGCCAAAACCAAATTGACGCTATCCGGTAAAGGGACCGTGATATCAAATATTGAGACGGTATGGTCCGGGTCCCACACAATCGATTTGCCCAGTTGGTACCTGCGCCTGTAATAACCCAACTCTCGGAACAGCGGAGAAGCTTGTTCATTCGCCTCATTCCTGTTGTTGTTCG